TACCGTCTTTTAAACTTGATATACGAATATCTGTTTTGCATCTACCAAGAAGGATTTTATCTTGTGTAATATTTATATTGGGTATGACTTCTTCTTTAAATGCTGTTCCTGCTGGAGCAAAAGAACACGCTATTGTTCTATCTAGTATCCAAGTCTTTTTAACTTCTCCGTAAATACCCTGCTCAACTATTGGATGATATACATCTGCTTGCATAGGAAATGCGAAGTCTGGAAGTTCGCATACTACCATTATAGAACCCCGACGAACTCAATCGGCTTACGATATTTGTCTAATATTTTATCAACTATTAAATTACCAGTTCCTGCAAATACCTGCTTGTCAAATTGAATTCTAAATTGATCTGTATTGTATGCTCCGATATATCTCTTGTAATAATCTAATTTACCACATTCTATATCGTGTATTAAAAGTTCTGTTGCTCTTACAATATCTTGTGGTACTTTAAAATATCCGACCTCAAGTGTTATTCTATAATCCCATCCTTTGGGAAAACCTCTTGCTGAGTAATTTAATTCAGCAACATCTGTTGGAGATGCTGGCAAAAGTATTCTTGCTGACTCATCTCTATTAATGGCATCGCTGTATGTCATAGTTATAGCAGAACCATCTGAAATAATCTCAAACCCAGTAACTGAGTTTTCTTCATCAGAGGCATCATATAGCAATACGTTATTCTCATAAACCTTTATAACTTCTTTTGCATTTGCCCAAATAGGAATATAATCTAATCCCAAACCTGTTGTTTCAATTAACTTCTTTTTATAATAAAATTCTAAATCACAAACCGAGTCTATAATTGCTCTTGCTAATTCTTCATCTCTTCTATATTTTTCTATTTCTGTAGCAGTGGTGCCATGATCGTTTGGGTTTATATATGGCCTTACTACGTCTACGTATGTATCTTCTCCATCTACCGTGATTTTATACTGAGTATCATATTTAGATGATAGAGGAATAACTATTTTGCTTAAAGCATTTGATGTGGCCTCACCAGTAGATTCCGAAAGATCCGCCATATCAACAATTGTATATTCATACTCAGTAGAGGCGTCAGAAACATCTAACGTCACCGATAAGTTGTATGGCGGAACTCTCAAAATTTGCATTTAGCGACCAAACTCCTTGGCTACTTCTTCTGGGGTTGCCAGACGAATGTGACTACGAGTTAGCCACTTTTCAGCCTGTTGTGGAGTTACAATGTTGTATCCTCGATACACCTTGCCTACTTCAGACCAACTAACGTTTTTGGTTGAATGTATTGCCACTGTCTTCTTTGATTCTTTTGACATTGACATTACGGCCTTTTTCTCTGGACGTGGTGTTTGAGCAACACCGATTACTCCATTTTCAACTGAACCAATACTTTGAACGGTATCTGAACTTGATCTTGAAAAGTCTGATGTTGTAATAGCATCATTGGATTCTACTGCCTCAGTAACTGAAGCCTGAATGTTATTTTCTACCGCAACTTCTTCAACTTTTGTTTCAACAACTACTGGCTCTACGATTGGTTCTACAACCTCTGGTTGCTGTTCCAATACTGGCATGCCTTCGCTTTCAGCATTATTAATATTATTTTCTTCCATTATTTTATACCTCCTATGTTGTCTATTATAACAGATTACTAAAAAAATAAGAGGGGGAGGAGAATTAACCCCTTCCCCCTCTCAAAGGTACTGTTTACAGATTATGCATCTGCTGCAGCATCTGCCCAAGCAATGGCATCTTCTTCTTCCCATTGAATACCGAAGCGAATGAATACAGTATATTCAATTGTATCCTTCTTCGCTACATATTCACGGTTTACGACGATGTCACGCTGGAAGCCCCATACACGGTTCTGAGGGAATGTCAAATCGACATATCCATCTGGATAGTAAGGAACTTCTTGTACGTCAATTCCAAGAACACGTGTTGTACGTGCTCCACCGAATGTCTGTCCTTGTCCATCAAGGTAAGCCTGTGTATTAGCATAGGTATTACCGTTCTTTCCAAGTGCTTCAGCAATTGCATCAGACAATGTACCGTTATTCTTAACGATACCTGCGAATGCATCTGTACCTGCATAGAACTTAAGATTATTCTTAAGTGCACGGTACTTACGTGGCATTGCTAGGATGATCTCCTGCATCTTCTCTGGAGTCCATGCATTGTCAGCAACGGTAATTGCTGCTTCATGTGAATCTCCATTATCCTTATGCTTCTTGACGAAGCCAGGCATAATTGATAGGAATGGTGCTGTTGCGCCATCTCCATTGATAGCAAGATCCTCAATATCGTTTGCAAATGCATTGGTCATCAATCTAACAAGATGATCTTCCAACGCACCTCCTTCGACATTGTCTTCTAGTGCTTCTGCAGATACTTCCCAATCAAGACGAATCTTTTTTGTGGTAAGTTCTACTTTTGAGAATGTAGCGCCAGTGTTTGTGTAACTTCCTACTGCTTGTGCAGCAGCACGAATAACACGCTCTCCAACGTTAATTTTCTCCAATTCCATGGTGTTTGCTCTCATGGTCACACGACGACCATCTTGAGCCAGTACGGTTGCATCCCAAACATAGTCAATAAAACGACGTGCTTGTTCAGGGCGCAGAATTCCGCTTGCTGCATCACCCGAAGGATTAACGGCATTAGGACCAGTGGTAACACCAAAGTTGGCATTAGGGATATTTCCAAGTGTATCTGCACCTGGATCTGTTACACCTCCAACACCACCTGAAGCGAATGCACCTTGACCTTGATAAAGGCCAGGGGCTGTTCCGCCTAGTTCGCCAGTTTCTCCTGGCTGGTTTTTCTTAATCTCTTCCGACATATTGTCACCTCCTAAGTGATTTACTAATTAAATAGATCGGCTGTTTTGAGGAAACGTCCGCCCCATAGGGATTTTTGAACCATTTCTGGTTCGTCCTGAATAATCTCTCCGAGATCTCCAGACTTTCGGAAAGCGGTGTCTGCTTCTACTGCGTCTACTCTCTTTCCAAACTTATTTACTTGCTCTAGTGTTGTAGCAATATCTTTTGCTACTTCATCAAGAGAAGCCTTTACTGCTGCCGTATCGACCTTTGAAGACTTAAGCATTTCTACTTCTGCCTGCAAAGACTTTACAGTTTCAACTAAATCGCTAAAGGCTGATGTAATTGTATTCTTGATTTCAGCAACTGAATCAACAATTGCTTCATCTGACTTAGATACTTCTGCTTTAACTTCTGCTGCTGGTGCTTCAACTGATTCCTCAGCCTTTGCAACTTCTTCTGCTGGAGTCTCTTCAGACTTTTCAACAGTATCTTCTGCTACTACAGTCTCTTCAGACTTTTCAGTAACTTCTGCAACAGGAGCCTCAACTACGGCATCTGCCTCTGGAGCGATTTCTTCTGACTTAGCAACTTCGGTTTCTTCAACCTTTGTCTTTTTTGCCATAGGATTATCCTCCTTGTTAATCTTAGCACCAATGCCTTTAGCACTATCTACTAAGAATTTGACTATATCCATTTTTTCGTTGTCTTCTTTTTCAACGAAACCTATATTTTTCATCTGGTTTCCTGTTGTTGGACTTAATGCAGTTTCTTCTTCTGAAACCATTACCAAACCAGATTCTTCATCATAAAAAACATTTTCTAATGCAACATCTTGGCCTTTGACAATGTTTACTCCATCAACTTTTTCAACTTGCATAATATTTGCAAATTGATTTGCTGGAGAATCAACTAACGACAATTCAACAAGATCATAATCTTTAATAATTCTAATTGTAGAATCTGACTTCTCATCATATCCGTCGTCCCATGAATTCATTTTTCCACCTATTGAAAAACCTGTAAGAGTACCGTCTAAAACTTTTTCCCATGTATCTTGTGCACCCTTTGAAACATATGCTGATACAAAAACTCCAGAATAAAACTTTTTAGATTCTGGATCAAAATATCTATCTTCTTTAAAATTAACCATCTTTCCAACAGCAAGTGGCTGATGCATTTCACGAATGTTGCCACGGAATTTTGAAAATGCTTTTAGTGATGCTTCTGCTGTAACTATATCGCCTTGCTTGTCAATGTTATCAAGGGACGCAAAACCTGAGACGATGCGTCTTTCCTTATCTACCTTCGCAAATGGAAGGGAAAGTCTTACTGAGTCGCCAATGGTATCCCAATGGGCTTTAGATATAGTCATACTAGAATATATTATATAGCCTTATTTATCAATATCTCGTTTATTGAGATGCTCTACCCTCACCCTTTGGATTTCTTCCACTTATTGTGGCTGGTCCATCGGATTGATTGTTTAGTCTTTCTCCATCCCGTGCTCTTTCGGAATCATCTCCTGGCTTAGGCTGGAAAGGCTCGTCTCCCCCTTCCCTTTGAGGAAGTCCAAGAACTGATCTTGCTTCGTTTGGAAGCATGACCTGTGTCTTAACATATCGCTCTAAAATTTGAGATTGTGCTATTTCATCAGTCAGAGTTAACTCTTTAAACTTTAAAACTAATACATCTGTTTTTTCTTTAATTATCTTATTAATAATTTTTTCTACTTCTCTTTGTGCTGGTCTAGACACCTGTTCTTTAAAGGTCCTATCCTGTGCCATAGCAGCAGCGATTGAACCAGCATCCCCACCGCCAATCTTAGATAGGGGGACCTGGTGAGCGATCAAAACATCATCACGGTTTTGTTTACGGTATTTTTCAAATGAGCCTTCTTGAACACCGTTTTCAATAGGCTCCATTTTAAATTCAACCTTATTACCATCTGTGTCTCCAGGAAGAGGTATGTATAGAGTTCTGTGAGACTGTCCTTTAAGTCCCGTCTGCAAAAACCTAAACATCTTATCCTCTGCATCAGCAGAAAGTTTTGCTCCCTTTAGTGTCACAACATAACGAGGGACAGCCTTATTGCTAAAGTAGTCGATGTTATATTGTGACGCTAACTGGTCTCCATGGAGCGAGTTTATAGCCGACATTATATCTGGTACACCATAAAAAGTATTTAATGGTGAGTATTGTTTAAAATGAATTATTTCATTTGGTCTTGGATCTGTACTTATTGGATTAGAGTTTTTAGCACCAAAGTTTCTAAAGTAAACAACTTTGTTTCCAATAATTTGAACATATCCATCTTTTAATCTTCTAATACGCATAGTGGTTGCAGGTATATGACCGATATAGCCAATTTCTCCACGAGTTGTTCTTCCTACTTCTAGATATCCATTTCCAACAGCCTGTAAATCTGTATAAACTTTTACCATAGTTGTTGTAAAAGAGTCATCACTATTTAATGATTCTAGCCACTCGTGTAGTTCAATCTTTGCACGTTCAATTCTATTTCTTGCTCTATTTACCTGATCTGTATCTTTGTTTGATTCAAGTCTCAACATTGTGCTTGGAGAAACCTCAAAATCATATCCAAGACCTACTGTGTTTTCTACTTTTGCATCAATTGCTGCATGATTAGCAAAAGATGTGTCATAGTAATTTGCTAGTTCATAAACATTCCATGGCGGTGTGATAACATCAAATAATCCATAACCGTTTCTATATACTGTACCAGGATTAATTTCTTTTGACTTTGCACCACTAATGCCAACCTGATCTGCCCTTGCGCTATCTAAATATGCATCACTTGGAGTTGCACGATTAGCCTTATCAAGTGTTCTGGCTACACGTCTTTTAAAATTATTCTCCATACCAGTATAAGACTTGAGATCATCCCAAGACTTTGAAAATGGATCTGATTCCTTAAAAGATTCTAAAGGATCAACAGGCTTATCTATCCTGGCTCCTATAATAAATTCTTGTTCTTCTGACATTATTCTTCGTCTCCATATTTTGCTATAGTGTCTTTTGCTGCTTGTACTGCGCCAAGGTCGTTAAGGTTAGGGATTAGTCCAGCCTTCATTCTGTCTACTTGTTCGCTATACTCTTCGTCAGTCACTCTTCCCATACCCGCAAAAAAATATGGCTCTCCTTCTGGCTCACCATAATATGCTGCTGCTTGTTTTAACTCTGCAATTTTTGCAAGATCACCCTTCATTGATGGAATATTTAAAATATTTCCATTTCCGTCAGTAAACCATTTTCCATTAGATTTTTTCCAAACATAAATGCCCCAATCATATTGTTTATCTATTACTGTTACTTTAGTTTCGCCAATCTGTCCTGGCATTCTTGGTTTACCCTTTTTGTCAAAAAGTGGCTGATTGTTGCTTTTCATAACCACCAGTATACCATATTATACTGCGTCAGATACTTGAGATTGCCATTCTATGTCTTTAAAAACCGCATATTCGTAATCTCCAAACCTCAAAGGCCTTGAGTCATCAATTATAATTTTATTTGTTCCAGTATATGCTTTATATAAATCTGCTGGATTTACTCCATAGTAACTTATTGAAGACTGAACTAACACTCCCTGCCAAACATAATAGTCATTCCAATACTCCCAATCAAATAATCCATCTACAGCAAACTTGACCCTTGCCCATGGGCGCTTGGCAACAGTTTGTATTTCTTGTAAACTTGTAGTTTGATAATATGAAAGACTATCAAAAATAATAGGGCCATTAATCATAATTGACCCAGCATAAGATTTAAAATTTAGTACGCTTGGAAACCCTATACCAAGCATAGCCCATTCATTTACATTTAGCACTGGTTCTTTAACTACATTACCATTAATGTAAAAAGATATTCCATCATAAAGGGCACCTGTATTTCCATCTATTGCATAAATTTTTGCCCTCTTTCCATTAGGATGATTTGCTACCATATAGAATTTAATTATCTTTCCCTTAGAATTAATTTGCATTATTTGAGTTGGTGCATATGGGAAAAAGTCTGAATTAAATCTAACTAAAGACTGCATTGCCATAACTTCGTAATCTGCTGTTTTATTAGAGTTAACTGGAATTGCTACCCCACGATTTATTAATGGATCATGATTTCCTCTAATTTCTAATCCTGAATATCTTGTTAAATATAAATATGGAGAAGAACCTTTATATATTGTTATTGGATTTTTTGCTTTATAGTTATAGTAATATCCAGTATTTACATATGGATATACATTAGTTCCAAATCTTGTTCCAATATTATTTACAGTATTATAGTTAAATGCTTGGGATGCTAACTGTAAACTCTTAACTTTAATAGGCTTGTGTTTAATTCCATCAACTTCAAATTCAAGATGCAATACAATTGCCAGATCATTAAAGTCTACACCACGAGGAGGATATATAAGAACATTATCCACAATTTCGTATTTGGTGTTTATCCAGTTATTGCCTGGAGTAATTACGCCATTTTTAGGAACATCTTCTGTGCTTACAAAAAATCCATCAGATGCGTTTGCTCCAGTTTCTAGATATTCAAAAGTTATGTAAGTTTTTAATATTGATCCAGTTGTATCGTAAGAGTATGTTTTCATAGACCTTTCTGCTAAATCTTGATAATCTACATAGCCAGTATAAAGATAGTTGTCTAAAGATTCATATGTTCTTTGTTGTGGATACGAATACTCTTCACTTAATTCTGAATAAGCCCATCCGTCTTCATCAATTACCTCTGTTTCTTTAAATTTTGCAGGAGCAGGATAATTAACATTAAACTGTATATAGTCTAATCCAAATCTAGAGTCTCCGTATTCATCAGTTATATACTGTCCAAAATATGAAAGTGGAATATAGTCTTTCCAAGAACCCTTTAGATCTACATCTAAATAAAAACTATCAAAATAATTTTTTGGAACTACGCCAAGACTTGGTTTATGATCAGAAAGTGCTATATTCAAAAACTCGTCAGCATCAAAGTCAAAAGGACTCTGATAGTTGATGTAATAATTCCAAAAGTCTTGATCTGCGTCTCCTCCATCATAATCTACCTCTGGCCCATACAAATTAAATATATTTTCATAATCCTTGGGAACTCCAATTAGATTAAAAAGATTTTCTATGTCTTTAACATTTTTTTCTGAACAAAGCCCTATCTTATATATATTGCCAGTAAAGGTTTTTTGAAACTCTTTTGTTCCCCCTACATACATTTTTAATCCTGACTGATTATTAAAGAAAGATAAAACATTGTTTCCAAAGTAATTTCTAAAAACTTCTACCTCTATACCAACTGCAAACATTTTATTATTTTCTACTGATAATGCTTCGTATAGTATTTGCTCTGGCTCACCACCATATTTAAATATATATCTTACATCATTATTAACACATTCTATAGAAAAGTAATTAAAATTATGATCCTCAATTCTAATTAATACCTGATTACCAGAATAAGATAATGGCTTTTTGAATAGTCCATAAAAAGCATAAACTTGCTCTGCAGATAAAGAAAAATCGTCAAAATACAAATAAGAGTTTACTGAGTCCCAAGAAGAATTAGGCCTTAAATCTAAAAACAAATCATCTTCATTTTGTATAATTGCACAATCAGTTAGCATGTCTGATTGCGTCTTAGATGTACTGTTTGTAATTATTGATGGCACTGTAAAGTTAGGTGTAGTTAAATAATTTTCTTCAACAATTATATTATCTAGTGAAGCCTGAGACCAGGATCCTAAGTCTGGATAGTTATAATTTTTTGTATAGTCTGCAAATGAATAATCAAAGACAACAGAGTGTCCGCCGTATGATGCATTAAGATTTTCTGGATACTGTACGCCTTGACCATAAACAAATCGTCTTTTTGCTACAAGCAATGGGACCACGTATCCGTACAATGCAACGCAATCTATTTCTATTGGCTCAATATTTTCATAAGCATAAAAACCTATCCAGTCTTGAGTTTTTCCAGTATTACTTAATGAATCAGGCAAAGATATAGAGTCTGCATCAATTGCTATAGATATAACTTCTTCGCCATTTAAAAGAATTGTTGTTAAACTTGAAGAATATCTCCAATGAATTAGCATTGGTCTTTCCCAATGTCCAACATAGTAAGATGAATACTCATTATTAATTTTTAATACTAAAAATGGACCATTTAAATATAGTCCATCAGTAGATGCTATTGGCCCCACTATTCTTTTTGACTCTGAAGAAGAATTGTTAGTTCTAAGCCAAAACTCTAATGTAAAATCTTTGTGCTTTCCACTATCTGACATCATTCCATCAGATGGAACAATTAAAGATGGGGAGTTGCTGTTACTATATAATTTAGTTATATTCTGAGATCCAAAAACCATTGGCATTCCAAAATTTTTAGCCATTAAAGAATTATTATTTACAAAATAGTACCCAGGATTATCCGACAGACCATAGGCACTAGCCTCAACAACTTTTGATGGTGGCAAAGCAATACTTGATGGCAAATTTATTGTTGTTACACCTAAAGACTGAGACTGAAATTCCTCTGACCATTGTCCAAATGTAATTCCATTAATATAAAATGTGTAATCGTTTAAATCTACAGACTGTCCTAAATAATTTATTTTAATAACCAATCTTAGTGGTAAGTCGGTAGATTCTGGACTAAAAGTTTCAGATAAAAAATACCACCTATCTGAAAGTGATGCATCATAAGATTTTAAAACATCTATATATTGTTCTTGTGCATCATCATAATATCTGTATCCTATTTCTACGCTCAATGCGTATGGGCTAAGTGTATAAAAATAAGATCCAACCGAAAAAGTTTTAAGTATGCTATTTAGTTCATCTGTAGTTACTGTTTCTGGACTAACCAAGGTTACTGAAAACAAACCTTGTGTAACTGCAGTAGGAGTAACCTTATTAATTACGCTATCTGGAAATGGAGCATCTAATAGTTCTTCAGTTGTTACAGAAGATCCATTATCAATCGACCAAACAGAAGTATCTCTTTGTGCCTCTAAAATTATAGAAACATAATCAGCCTTATCATCAAGTGCCCACAAAAAATTAGGGTGCTCGGCGAATATTTTTTCTGCATATAGATTTGATGGGCTAGACATTATGAGTCTATTTTATCACATTATGTATTTTCCCATAAAGGATTGCCCCAATATATGTCTTCATACTTTAGTCCTGGATAAGGAGATTGTCCAGTTGGTGCGTTCCAAAAATCAGATATAAACATTGATTTTTTTTCAACAATTGTAAACTCTCTAGAAAATTCTTCAGTTTCAGGAAAAATAATACAATCGCCAGCAATTAACTTTTCTGTAATATTATAGTTTTTAAAAATAAAACTTCCTCCTTCGTGACAATCATTCCACTTTACAATTGATCTAAAAACATTTTCAGGCCTACTGGCTGAATATCCTGGTGATATATTAGTTCCTGGAACATACTTCATAATATAACTTTTTCCTAAAATTGGAGAATCATAATTAGTCCCTGAAATTTCAGTTACTGCTTCTTTTATAGCATTGCAATATTTTTCAAAAACAGAAACTACTTCTCTAGTCATATCACCATAGGTTACTATTTCAAAATTAATACCCTCTTGGCTAAATAGAAAATCGTGAAGTGGCACATGGTCTTCTTTTGTGTTAAACTTTACAGAGTCAACAAATTTACCAATCAACTCTAAGTCTTCTCCAGTTGCTACATTAATTATTTTATAACTCATACTATCTTAATTTCACAAGAATCGGTTGTACAATACATCTCTCCTTGTGCCTCCAAATTTTCAACCCCGTCATAAATAGCAGACCAATCAATCTTTTTAATCTGTCCAATATAATAATTATACTCTTCTTCTGTAATTTCAGTGTATGGTTGTTGTGGATACACCTTATTTCCCATTGGTAAAAATGAAACTGCTTTTAATTGTCCTTCGTACATGTGAAGTGCGGGCGCTATATGTTTGGTTTCAGTTTCTTTGTCAAATGAAAGAGTTACAGACACGCCGTTGTCAGACCAATATTTCTGAGCAGTAGCAGCAAGCGCAATCTTTTCAAATAATGTCACATCCTTTTCAGATCTCGGATGACCAGAGTGAACTGGGAAATAAACCACAGTTGTATTCGCAGATACAAGATCAGCCTCCATCTTATATCCAGCAGCCTTGAATAAGTGAATCATTGGGTCGGTATTCCCAAAACGAATTGCTCTCAAGAAATAGTTTCCACCAGGTGACCAGTGAACTCCAGGCGTTGCGCCAGAAAGAATTGATACAGACCCTGATGGTTTAACAGTTGTGACTCTAATGGAATCACGAACGCATAGCCACTCAGAATATGAATGATCATATTTACGAATAGTCTCATAGCCTTCGTCCATCCATTCACGCACAACAGGCAAACCAAATTTGTCTGAGAATGAAGCAATACCTGTAAGGGATGTTCCAATACGACGATTACGCTGCATGATTCCATTTGTTTGTTGCCAGTGTGTTGGTATCAATGTTACTGTCTTGCCATAGAGATACGCAAACTTAAGAGTGCGTAAGAAGTCTTCTTTAGATTCATGACGATTTAAATGTACCTCGACCAAAGTGCAGAGTTCATATGATTCTAAAGGTTGTTCTGCACAAGGATTAAAGCCCATAACACGATAGTCTTTACCATCGGCAGGATCTTTTAAACGCCCGTAGTTTCTTGCAACATCCAACCATATAAAACCAGGTTCACCGTTATTTGCTATTAGGTCTACATAGTCTTCGTACTTTGTACCTACCGTCGCAGAAACTGAATTATTTGACATCCATGCCCAACCTGGATTTTCTGGATCAAAGGAATTTCTGTCTGGAAAAATCTCAGAATTTTTAAGATTCATAAAGTCTTGATCTTTAGCATCACCCAAAGCCAGAGTTGCAGATCGTCTAACATTTCCTGATACCACACAGGTACCAATAAGATTTACGATATCTACTATTGCTCTTGAGTCAAGGGTCTCTCCGACTCTACCGCCGATTACAGCCCTTATCTGCTTGTGTAACTGTATAAGTGGTGCAGGACCGCTTGCTGTGCCTCCAAAGCCCTTGATAGGGGCTCCTAAAGGCCTAATAAGATCATAGTTAAACTCCTGGATATACATGTTGGGCTTTAAAAATGAATTAATCAATAATCTAACAGATTCTACCCAGCCTTCACGAGTATCTGGAATTTCATATACTTGTGGTGGCTCTGTTGGGCCATAAATAGGCATCTTCTTTTCTGCACCGACAGTATCAAACCCTACACCCACACCCATCATAAGAGCATCCATAACCCAAGCAAACAATGTTCCTGGATCATTTCTATCTATATCTTTTGTAGATACCATAGCGCAATTTTGTAATGCTGCTGAATTTTTCTTTTCCATTGTAAGTGCCGTGCCAAAAGACCATAGGCCTCGTCCTGGTGGTGTCCACTTTAAGTTAAATAATCTATCAAAGGCTTCCTTGGCAGAAGACTGTGCCTTATAGTCATTCCAAGGTAGTCTGTTTTCTTTAGCGTGATTCTTTTGGGCTGAGTACATACCCTCGATTACTCTACGACAAACCTCATACCATCTTTCTTTAGTCCCATCGTCCTTCATGCGAGAGTAGGTACGAATAAACGTAATCTCTCCTAATGAATTTCCCCCAGCATCTGTAAATCCAAATGGGGATTCCTTTGTTTTATACTCATTTATAAACTCTTCAGACAAACGAAAACTAAAAAAATCAGACAATGTTTTTCTCCTTAAGAAACTGTAATTAGTAAAGTATACCAGAGTTTTTACTTTTGTAAAACTCTAATGCTATTATTTAGGTTTATAGTTAGATATAACTTTTTTTCTTCCACATTAATCTTCGATATCCAGAGTTAAATACTGTTCTTACTTTATTTACTATTTCTTTAACCTTATCACTTTCTTTTTGATCTTTTATGATTTCAGAAACAAAGTCTTGTCTGATAAAAGGTATTACTTGAACTAACGGAGTTCCTTTTTGTATATACCCTCTAAAATCTTTTTTAACTAAAAATGATAGCAAGCCGTCAGATGGGTAACCATCTATATCAATTACTGCAGCAACTGCATATAATGGAGATACTTCATGATGCTGTGGTTGCATAAAAATAGCACTAACACCATTACTTCCTTTTGCTACCCAAATTGGATTTATTCTAAAAATGTGTTCTATATATTGATCTTTGTCTATTGGATATCCTTCTACCTGCTTTATATCATGTGCACTAATCATTGGTTTTATTCCTGTATTAGCAAATGATTCCATTGCTTTTGGAATTTGAAAAATTTTCTGACCATTTGTTGTATCTATATAAATATCAAAAGGTGCTTTAATTATATACCCGCTTGATAACATGTCTAAAAATGCAACGCATCTTTTAACAGTTAATCTTTGTACACCATCAATAGGAGTATCGTTATTTTCATAAAAAGGTAGAATTTTTTTAAACCAAGATGGGATTTCTTTAAATGCTGGAACAGGCTCAGGAAACAAATCTACATTTTTTGGCATTGTAGATATAAAAGATATTTTGGCAGACTTTTTTTCTTTCATATTAACAGTATATCATAAGATAAAAATTTGCAATATTACTGTATTGGATCTGGTCTATCAAATACCAACATTGTTGCAGTAAAGAAGTTATCGTATGGTTCACAGTTAATTGATATCTTATTTAAAGTAATATCAACTGTATCTACTAAAACAACATCAACAAATGATTTTGATTCTGACGAAAATATTTTATATGAAGTATCAATGTCTGATGCTTTTATAAATTTAGTGACTGCGCCTTTTTGTACTAAAATATAATGTGATTTAGAGAATAAATCTCCATTTACATAAATAAATTGAGTTTCAGCAGTATTATTTATAGAAACAATTTGAGTCTCTACAATATTATCATCACTAAGAGATAGTGACGAAGATTCTACTTGCCATTCAGTCCAGTCTATATTGTCTGGATTTGGTATATTAAGGGCTAATAGGGTATCTCCAACTACCAATTGATTAGCAGTTTTTGTTGATCCTGGAGCACCTGGAACCAATACTTGAGTTGATTCTGCTAATGAATGATGTCCTGCAGGTGTAAATCCAAAAGCACCAAAGGCACCAAATGGTGTGAATCCGAAAGCACCAAAGGCACCAAATGGTGTGAATCCGAAAGCACCAAAGGCACCAAATGGTGTGAATCCGAAAGCACCAAAGGCACCAAATGGTGTAAATCCAAATGGTGTAAATCCAAATGGTGTAAATCCAAAAGCACCGAATGGTGCGAAGGAAAATGTTGTTGTGACTGATGCAGAGTTAGCAGATGTATTGGATGATCCGTTTGCATTATCTGCTCTAACATTGTATGTCTGTGCTGTTCCTTGTTCTTGTGACACTGTTACTGATGTGCCTGTTGTATTTCCAGATTTTCCATCAGATGATGTCCAATAGTAATTTGTAATTGCCTTACCACCATTTGCTGGGGCAGACCAAGAAACGCTATCATTTCCTGCAGATGGAGAAGATGCTGAAGGAGCACCTGGTGTAGCAGGAACGGTTGTAATAGTAACTGACGCTGTTGCAGCAGATGCAGCAGACCAACCATTTGCATTGTACACTCTACCAGTAAATGTATATCCTGTTGCTGATAGCATTCCAGTTGGTGTAACTGGGCTGGAACCACTTGTTGTTTCAGATAATCCACTTGGAGTTGCGCCGTATGATGTTATTGCTTTACCGCCAGTTGCATTTGCTGTAACTGTAACAGTTGCTGCTCCATTATTATATGGACGATTTGTTCCAACGTCTACTGCTGAAACTGTTGGGGCTTGTGGAACAGTTGTTGCAGTTATAGAGTTAGACGCACTTGATTCTTCTCCAGTTCCCGCTGCATTTGTTCCTTTAACTTTAAAGGTATATGCAGTTCCAGATTGAAGACCTGTGACTGTTATTGGAGAAGATGCACCTGTTGCAGTATATCCTCCTGGAGAAGATGTAACCGTGTAAGATGTCGCTGCGTTAGGTCCAGTTGGAGTAAATGTTACTGTTGCAGCACCATTATTGTATGGGCGATCAGTTCCAACGTCTGTTGCTGTGCCTATTGTTGGTGCATATGGGGCCAAGAAGTCGTTTGACGACTGACTCATTCTACCTACTTGCTTTGACATAGTTAATCTCCTTTAATTTTTTATTAGGCTGATAGGTCTCCGAAGACCAACCATCCACTTGAAGTCTTTAGTGCTGTTGCTACTGAGTTTGTTGTTCTGAACTTTAATCCTGGAGTTCCTACAACGCTGTTGGTTGAAGCAAACTGTGCTCCAGTTCCTGAAGCCTGGTAGAAGTCAATTGACTGTCCAGTTGAGTATCCTGATGATGGAAGAGTGATAGTTACTGCTCCACTTAGTGGAACGAACTTATCTTGCTCTCCTGCTGCAAGAGTTGCAGATGATGAAATTGCTGTTGCAAATGTTGTAATAGAAGGTACGCCAGCCTTTGCTTGTGTACCGTCAGAAAATACAATACCTTCTGCTGGTAGAGTTACTGTACCAGTGAATGTAGGCGATGCAAGTGGTGCCTTTGTTGCAAGGCTATTTGTAACTGTTGTTGAAAATGATGCGTCATTTCCAAGAGCAGTTGCTAACTCATTTAAAGTATCAAGTGCTGCAGGTGCTGAAGCAACTAAAGCAGCCACGGCTGCATCCGCATAAGCAGTTGTTGCAACCTGAGTATTGTTTGTTCCTGCTGTTGCAGTAGGTGCTGTTGGTGTACCAGTAAGTGCTGGTGAGTCCAATGGAGCCTTGGCTGCAAGATCTGCTGTTAGGCTTGTAACGTCTGCCTGTGCAATCGCTGCAGAAGAAGACAAAACGCCAGATGCGTCTGTCTTAACATATCCTGCAGTTGAAAGAGGCGTTGTTACAGTGCCAGTAAATGTTGGTGATGCAAGTGGTGCCTTAAGATCAAGTGCTGTTTGTGCAGCAGTTGAAACTGGCTTACCTGCATCTGAAGTATTATCGACATTACCCAAACCAACATCTGCTTTTACAAGTCCTGAAGGAGATGTAATAGTCTTGTTTGTAAGAGTTTGAGTTCCTGCTAATGTTACAAGGTTTGCTGTATCAGCAATACCATGAACGTTTGTGCTTACTCCATTATGAGCAGAAACTGCATTATCTGCATATGTCTTAGTTGCAAGATCTGCAGTATTGGAAATACCGTGAACATTTGTTTCATCAGAGTTGTGTGCTGATAGTGCATCATCAGCATATGCTTTTGTTGCAAGATCTGCAGTATTGGAAATACCGTGAACTGAAAGTGATGCAGAATTATGTGTATTAATTTCTGCTTCTACTTTATTATCAGCGTATGTTTTTGTAGCAAGTGCTGCTGTATCAGGAATGCCGTGTACATTTAATGTGTTTGGTTTATGGGTATCAAGATCTTGTGCAACTACAGCAATAGAGTTTGTAGCAAATGTTTGTGCACTTGTCTGTGCATTATCAACATATACTTTATTTGCTGCATCTGAATTGCTGACTGGTTCTGCCAAATCCATTATCTTATTATTTGACATAATGATATCGCCAGTCATAGTGCCTCCACCTAAAGGTAATTTTGAGGCTAAAGAAGCAGTTACAGTTGAAGCAAAAGAACCATTATTGTTTACTGCTGCTGCTAATTCATTTAATGTATCAAGTGCTGCAGGTGCTCCTGCAACTAAAGTATTTACTGCTGCAGCAACCTTTGTGTCAATTGTTGACTCGATTGCTGTTGTATCAAAATCTGATGAATCTGCGAAATAGGAGAGAGCAGACCAGGCAGATGATCCATTACCCATCTTGAATTTGCCAGTATCTGTTTCAAATCCGATTTCTCCTGCTGCTAAAATTGGGTTTGCGCTAGTCCACTGTGCTGCGGTACCTCTGCGCTGTTGCATTCTTGTTGCCATTTATCTCTCCTTGTGGTATTTCTACCGTTTTATTTCTGTGCTTATTATAACATCAGTTTTTAGTTGAAGTTATCTGTTGCGCTACCGCCGTCATAAACCAAGGTCCATGAAGAGGTATTGTAGGATCCCGCATCTACTGGGGTTCCTTGTGGATCATTAAAACTACCGCCACTTATGAACTGAGATACTATGAAACCAGTTCCATCGATAGCAGTATCGTGAATGTGATCTGGAAGGCCCAAAGTATCATCAATTGATGCCATTGTAATCCATGATCCAGAATAATAAACATTAACTCTTGATGTTAATGTGTCAAACCATAAATCACCATTATCTGGTGTAGAGGGAGCGGTAGCCCCAACTTCCATACCGCCGATTACTGAGTCAACATATGCCTTAGTAGCAGCGTGGGTACCTAATGTAGGATTTGCTACATCTACTGTACCTCCGAAACTTCCGCCACCTGTGACGATAAGTCCATTTTTAACCTTGAAGTCTTT